TTAAACCTACAACAAGAACAAGAAAACACAAACTAGCCATCCAAGAGCGAATATTTTTATCTTTAAACATGGAGATTCTCCCTTAATGAAGGCAAAGCATATCAATAGAAGGATAGAGCATTGTCTATTCCTTGCTAAAAATTCGCCCTGTACTCGCGCTCGTTTCGGGGCTTTAATCTTAGACCCCGCCCGAAACAGTGTTATCGCAGAAGGTTGGAATGGTCCTCCAAAGGGGGACTATGCACTTTGCGGCGGGCCTCAATGTACTCGTTCTTCTTGTTCGATTGAGAGTGGTACGCAGGTTCAAGTGGGCTGCGTACACGCTGAGATGAATGCGATCTGTAACGCCGCAGCACAAGGTAGCTCTACAGAGGGTTCTTGGTTGTTCGTTAACGGTGCGCCCTGTCTGATGTGTGCTAAGTTAATTCACCATGCAGGCATCAAAAAGGTTATACTTCTCGCGGGTGGCTACGGTGTTTTGAACGGAAAAGAATATCTCGAACAAAACGGAATACCCTGTGAGGAGGTAGACAATGAGTAAGGCAGAGGTTGCTCGCTCGAGCGCAATCGACATTGCGCAAGAAGAATGGGAGATGGGTATTAAGGATCCGTCCTCTAAATACTTTGTTGACCGAGAAGGTGGCCTCTACAAGGCTCAAAAGGTCGACGGTAAGTGGGAAGCAGGGGAGTACATCGAAGATGAGCATGAGATGTACACTTATAGCCGTATTGTTGATTACATTCAGGATGGACTTCAGTGGACCTGGATTGAAAAGTACAGGAATCGATCTTTTCAGTGGTGCGGGGCATTCTGTAGTTTTCTGTTCAGAGATTCTGTGAAGGATGAGCTGCGGCACAAGCGCTTTAGCTCGACCTATCGTCTTCATCAGTGGGCAAAGGAAGATCCTTCACTTATTGTCGACCTAAAGGACATTCAGCCTGGTGACATTGTGATTGTTGGCAAGTCTCTAAAGAACGGAGGCAAGTCCTACGGTGATCACATTACCCTTGCGATTGATGTGGACTCATCCGGTGTTCATACGATTGAAGGTAATGCGTTCGGAGAACACTTCTCGGGCACGCGCTGCGAGGGAGTGATTAAAGAGTATCGTCCTTTCAAAGGTAAGGGCGATAAGTACAAGGTGAAGTTCGCCTATCGCATTCAAGATCACCATATTAAGGACGAGTATCTTACAGATGCGTTCGCGATTCCTCCTTCCTGCGCTGTAGAGGAGACTCTCGATGATTAACGATGAGTTTATCGAGTATCTAAGGGAGTTTAGTACCTCGGATCAACTCGAGAAGGCGCAGAAGACTGCGGGAGAGTCTGTATCTGCGCATCGCACAGCGCAGGATCTCCCTCCTGCATCTTCCTTTAGCGCGTACATGGCAGACACGACCTCTAGTTCTTCTCATCAGGGAACGAGGGGGATGGATTATGATCTTCTCCGCTCGATGTCGCGAGTGCCTATTATCTCGTCCATCATTCAGACTCGGTGCAACCAGGTAGCAGAGTTCTCTTCACCGCAGAGTGATCCTTATTCGGTTGGGTTTAAGATCCGAGTAAAAGACCGAACTGCAGAGCCTACTTCTGATCAGCGCGATCGTATTCGTAGACTCACGGACTGGATTCAAACTTGCGGGTACGGGAACGAGTTTGGGTATGCGTCTACCTTTGATGCGTTCCTACGAATGCTCACACGGGACAGTCTGATGTTTGATCAGGCGTGCTTCGAGGTTGTGCGTAATCGCGTGGGACACGTTATTGGGATGATTCCAGTGGATGCCTCTACGATTCGTCGTGCGACTCCGTCTGAGCGCGAGGTTCAAGCGGGGCAGGTCGATTGGAATAGCACTGCTTATGTTCAGGTAATGCAGAACAAGGTCGTTGCAGAGTTTGGTGCTTCGGATCTTTGTTTTGGTGTGCGCAGGCCTCGAACTTATGTCTATTCACGAGGCTACGGATATCCAGAGTTGGAAGAGCTGCTTAAGACGATCACTTACTTCTTGAATGCAGAGACGTATAACGCGGCTACTTTCACAAACGGGATTCACGTCAATTCTATTCTCTCTGTGAAAAGTAAGATGAGCCCCCAGTTATTCCGCGCGTTCAAACGAGAGTTCTACTCTATGTTGTCCGGCGCGAATCAGGCGAAAAGGACTCCGATTCTTCAGCTCGACCCCGATGCGAATGAAGAGGTGAACTCTGTGAACCTTTCGGGGAGTCCAGAGGAGATGGGGTATCAGCAGTGGATGAACTATCTGATTAAGCTCGCGTGCGCGCTCTTCCAGATCGACCCCGCAGAGATTGGTTTCGTTTACGGTGCTGAAGGCCACTCTCGTTCGATGAACGGAGAGTCTCCAGAGTCGCGAATCACAGCGAGTCGAGATAAGGGCCTTCGTCCTCTGCTTCGTTCTTTGGAGCAGTGGATCAATCGTTGGATCGTCTCACAGGTCTCGGATGATCTTGAGCTTGCTTTCGTCGGTTTCGATGCGTCGAGCGAGGAGACCAAGCTTAAGAGCGATGTTCAGCGCGTCCAATACTTTATGACGATTAACGAGATCCGCGCAGAGTACGGACTTGAGCCGCTTGAGCGCGGTGGCGACATGATCTTGAATCCTTCGTATATCCAAGGCACTCCAATCTTCGAGGCGTCCGCGCAGGGTGCAGGTATCGAAGAGGGTGCGCTTGCGGGAACAGGTATCGCGGAAGAAGAGCCTGCTGAAGAAGAAACGATCGAGGAAGAGCCTGTGCCGATTGAGGAGGTCATTGGTAAGAGTCTTCTTTCGGATGAGCCACTAGACCTTGATACTCTTTTAGAGTCGATCTCTTGGGAGGACTCTGATGAGTAAATCTTTTATTGTACCACTTGCAGTGCGACAAGCAGCTAAACGTGGTCTTAAACTTCGTCGAGAGCATGGTCGTGGAGGACTTTCTTCGCGGCAGGCACGCGCTGCAGGTGTAGGTTCTGGTGTTCAGCGTGCGAGTAATCTAGTTCAAGGTCGCGTCTCTTATGAGACCGTGAAGCGTATGCTTGCGTTCTTTCGCAGGCACAGCGCTTACCGCAAGTATCATAGAGATAAGACCTCCGCAGCTTATATTAGTTGGCTTTTGTGGGGCGGCACGCCTGGCTTTGAGTGGGCAGAGCGGACTGTTCGCAAAGAGGAGGAGCGTAAGGATAAGAAGAGCGTCTACCTCTCTTTCGCAGATGCGCTGGTTAAGGCTCCCAAAGTCCCAGAGAAGTATCTCTCAGGTCTTAAGGGCAAGGAGCGAGAGGCTCGCAAGAAAGAGATTCAGCGTCGTATTAAAGAGGGTGGTAGTTACGAAGATCTACCGGGGGATGACGCGAAGACAAAGCCTTCTAAGTATTCTCGTACACAGCTTGCGAAGAAGGTTCGCGAGGAAATGAATACCAATACGAAACGAGGCTTCATTGCTGCGGTTCATAAGCTTACGGGAATCCCTGTTCGTATCTTGAACAAGGTTCACGAGCGGGGTGCTAAAGCTTGGGCAACCAGTGGTCATCGACCGGGCGCTACGCAGGTTGCTTGGTCTCGTGCCCGTGTCTATAGCTTCGCAACTGGAGGTAAGACGCAGAAGACTGCGGACGCTGACTTGTGGCGCGAATATAACGAGGCAAAGAAAGCTCGTCCTTCCGGTGGTCGCTATACCAGAAAGATCCCCTACGTTGGTGCAGACGGTAAGTTTCGTTACAGGTACTTTTATCCTGGTAAAGAGAAAAAGGAACAACGTGCTTCAGATCCTGATCGTCTCTCCATTGGGCAGCGGTTAAAGATGAAAGACAAAGAGGGCAACATTGGTTCCTTCAAAGTGCTTGCTGTCGATAAAGAGAACGAAAAAGTTAAACTACAGACTCCAAAGGGTCGAGTAGTTGTTGTCGGGCTCGCAGAACTAGAGCGTACACTACGCTCGCAGTCGCGAGAGGTTTAATTACACACTGTTCTTTTGTTTGGTATAGTGCGAAATAGTTAGGAGACGATATGCCATATCCAAATCAGCACGCTGCTCGTCAAGTAGATCCTACTCGTTTTCAAGAGTTCCGTCGTTACGCCCCGAAAGGTTTTCCAGAGGGGATTGATTTGGTCCTTGGGATTGATGCTCAAGGCAAGTCCGAGATTCAAAGTGTCCGCGCTGATTCAAGCAAGGTGACTCTGGAGGAGTTTCGTTCTTTCCTCGAGGAGAACGATTTTAAAGACGAGATCGAAGAGGCTACTAAAAAGTCACAGGATTTCTTTTCTACATGGGTTCCGTTGGACTTGATCTCTAAGGGAGACGCTGAGTCGGACGAAAACGAAGAAAAAGTAGAAAAGAGTTCGATCGCTTATATTAAGGGGGTCGTCTCTACAGATGACACGGACTTTGAGGGGGAGCAGGTTAACCAAAAAGGGCTTGATTGGAGCTACTTCCTCAAGCACGGATGGTTTAACCATGAGCATCGCCCTGGTCCAGAGGCTGTGCTTGGTCACCCGCTTAAGATCGAGGCTGGAGATCACGAAACTGTGGTCGAAGGTGTGCTCTACCTTGAGAAGCCGCTTGCCAAAGATGTTTACACAACTGCGTTGGCGATGAAGAAGGCCGGTGGAGATCGGAGCCTTGGTTTCTCGATCGAGGGACAGGTCACTGGTCGTAATAACGACGACGGTAAACAAATTATGAGTGCTCGAGTAATTAACTGTGCGATTACGGCGCATCCTATGAACCCGAACACAAACCTCGAGGTGCTTGCGCGTAGTATGAACGCGACCGTGGGCTACCAATCTTCTGCGATTCCCGATGCAGACGCGGCACTTTCTGCGTTGGTGGAGCAGAGCCTTGAGGGCAAGAAAGCGAATGCTTCTTACGAAGTAGAGACGCCGTCTCCTCGTGAGATTAAAGTGTCCGTTTTACGATCCATGCTCCGCTCTAAGTTTGGAGAAGACTTGAGCGGAGAGGAACTTGACTCTTTAATGGAGTCGATCCTTCGTCTTGCACGCAATCGGGTGTGAGTATTTTTGCATTTTAGTTCTATATCCTATTTATTGTTTAGGATCGTTACCTCAGAAAAGGTGAAAATGATGAACGAGGCACTGATTAAGCACCTTGAGACGCAGGGTGTTGAGAACGCAGAGGAACTCCTTAAGGGCTTTGAGCCTACTCAAGAGGAGACCGTTTCCGTTGACGCACTGGAGACCGCAATCGAGGATCTTCAGAAGGCAATGGAGCAGGAGAACGATGAGGCTTCTGAGAAGGCAATGTCTGACATGTCCTCTCTCGAAGAGGGTCTCAAGGCAATGGCCGAGCAGACTGACCGTATTCTCGCTGACAACAAGCAGTCGATGGATGCGATCATGCGCGCTGTCGCTGCACTCTCTGACGAGATGAAGTCTCTCCGTCGTCTCCCAGAGGAGATGAAGGGCATGTATCAGGCAGCTCGCGACGAGATGCGTGATGACGTTGAGAAGAGCCTCAAGATGCCTCTTCCTCCCCGCGCTGTCGTCGAGGCAGAGCCTGTCGCACAGGAGCCTGCGATCTCTCGTTCAGATCTGATCTCTAAGGCAATCTCTTTTGTCCAAGCAGAAGACGCTACCGCTGACCGGCGGCAGAGTCTGCTTCGTGCCGTCTCCCTTCTTGAGAGCGGTGCTGATGTCGATGCAGTTGCTGCACAATATAACCTCAAGTAAGAAGGAGCATCGTTATGTTTAACGCAAACGATATGGTGAACATCCAAGACCTTGCAGCGATGAACGATGCGCTGCGTAAGGCAACCAGCGTCGGGTATCAGGACGGTTCTGGTGTTGTTGACGGTAACGGGCCGCTTTCTGCACTCGTTCCACAGAGCATCGAGGGTACTCTCTCGACCGCGACCTACAGCATGAAAGAGCTTGCGCTCTGGCCTGCGATTGCAAAGCGCAATGTCACCAATACTCTCCATGAGTTCGTCCGCATTGACGAGCATGGTTTTGATATGGATCCCTTCCTTAGCGAGGGTGGCGGGGGAGCACGCAACGTGCCTACCTACAGCCGTGAGTCCGTCAAGATCAAGTACCTCGCAGAGCGCCGAGAGGTCTCTGATGTCGGTAGCCTCGTCGGGATCATTGGGAACAGCGCAAACGCGATTGCAGAGGAGACCACTCGTGGTACTTTCGCTCTTCTCGGTCGTCTTGAGCGCGCGCTCTGGCACGGGGATGAGTCTGCGAATCCTCTCGCGTTCAACGGTGTCATTAAGCAGATCGAGAGCCACGACAGTGGTGCGAATGTTTATGACCTCGAGGGTAACGCACCTACTCCGCAGCTTCTCCAAGATATCCTTGGTGAGATTTACGCTGCACCACGGTATGGTCGCCCTGATTGTATCTACGTTGAGCCTCGCATCCACGCAGAGCTGATCCGCTTCGCAGTCCAGTTCGGTCGTCACGATCAGCTTCAGGTTATGAGTTCTGCGCAGGGGATCACCTACGGTACGCAGCAGATCACCATCATGGGGCCTGTCGGTCCTGTTACGGTGAAGCCTGCTCCGTTCCTCGCAGACAGCTTCGAGCCACCTGCAGCGGCGTACAATCCTAACGGCAACGCGGTTATTCCTACTACTGTAGCTTCGACGATTACAGCTCTTGCTGCTGGCGAGGTTTCCAAGTTCTCTGGTGCTACGCTCGACTATAACTACAGCGCAGTCATCGTGACTCCCGAGTCTGGTTACAGCCAGCCTATCGCTCTCGCCGCAGCTCAAAGCGTCGCTGCAGGGGAAAAGGTAACGATTACTGTTACTCACCCTCAGACGGCTTCCAGCACCAACGCTTATATCCGACTCTATAGAAGCATTGGTGGAGGAACCGCTGTCCGTAAGATCAAAGAGGTTCCTCTTAACTACGGTGGAGCAACCACCACCGAGATTACGGATCTCAACGAGAATCTCCCTGGGACCAGCAAGATCGTCTTCATCCAGCACTCGCCCGACATTCTCGAGTTCGCTCGCCTCTTGGACTTCTTCCGTCGTCCGCTCGCAGAGGTCGCAACGAGCAAGCCCTTCCTGCTCATGCTTTTCGGTTCGCCAATCGTCAAGGTTCCGAGCAAGTGCTGGGTTATCAAGAACGCCGCTGTTCAGACCAGCGGTAATAGCCTCCTGACTTACCGAACCTAAGAGGTAGATGATGACCGCTTGGAGACACAATAAATACAAAAACTGTAACCTTGCGGTTGGTCAATCCTCTGTGAAGCTTGGTACTCACGGTGAGGTTCTCGAAGCTTCGGACGCTGCCCTACTGGTAATTCAGCAGTGGGGCGCGCACGCGGGTTTCGAGCAAATCTCGGTTCCGGCAGATCCAGAGGAGCAGGAGACTTTGCCTCCAGTTCCTGTAGATCCGCCCAAACCAAAGGCTAGGCGTAGAGGTCGACCCCGAAAGGTTCAAGATAAGATTTAGTGCATTCTTTGTGCTAGATTCTTATCTAGTAGTCTTATTTTCGGGAGGAAATGATGAGTATTTACGATTCGCTTACACGCGACTGGTTAACGAGCACTTTCCTCCTCGGTGTCGATTTAACGCTAGATGACGGCTCTTCGTTCCCTGATGTAGTATTTGATCAGGCGATTCGGGGAGCTGTCTCTCATTTAGAACATGAAATCGGAATCACGATTGATCCGTATTCTATTACAAATGAAACACACGACGCTGAGTTAAAGAACCAGAACTCTTACTGGCCTTTTAGACTTGATCTGCGTCCTGTGTTGTCTTTCCAAGCAGCGCGTATTCGCTTAGGTTCGTTTGAGCCTGTAACGATGCCGGTGTCTTGGCTTAGATCTGTGTCGTCAAAACACGGTCAAATCCACATTATTCCTAGTCAAGAGTCCCTTAGTTCGTACTTCTTTACGACGGGTGTACCTTTGCTTGGTGGATATGGGCTGTTCACGACACGAGACTTCATTCCTGGTTACTTCGAGTTTGACTATACATCGGGTTTTGAAAAGCGAGAAGGGACCATTGTTCTTCCGGACGGAGAGAACGAGGTCTCTGTTGATCTTAGTCCTAAAGTCTTGGCGAAGTACGAGGTCACGTTAACCACAACGAATGCACAGGGTGCGAGCACTGCGCGTGCGGTTTCGTTGACGGATAGCGGCTTCAAAGTTCAGGTGACAACAGCGCCTTCCACGGGTGATGTTACCTATACTTGGAATGTAGATACGCTCCCTAAAGATCTGAAGCACGCGATCGGGATTAAGGCAGCGACGAATATGCTGCTCTCCATCGCAGGTGACTTGATTCTCGGTGCTGGTATCGCGAGTCAGACGCTTCAGATCGACGGATTGCAGCAGACGATTGGGAGCACCGCGTCTGCGATGTACGGTGGTTACTCTGCGCGACTTGAGAGCTTTGAGAAGCAGTACAAGATGCTACTCCAAGCGCTTAAGGCAGAGTACCAAGTGATGAAGTTTGGGGTGGTCTAATGCCTACTCTGCCTTCCAGCACACCTTCTCGGTTAAGCCCTCGTGTAGATTTTCGCGAGGAGCAGTTTCGACGACTCGTTTTAACGAAGGGTGTCGACGTTGCGTGGGAAATGTGTGCGGAGTGTCCCTGTTGTCGGAAGTCTTCGGACTTGCCAATGTCGGGGTTTCTTACGGTGGGGCAGACAACTTCGTCGACAGGCGAGTCACGTCCTGATTGCCCTACTTGTGACGGTCGTGGTTTCTACTGGCACAGCGAGCAGGAGATCAAGGCGATTGTCGCGTCGGGCAAGGGAACAGGAGAACGCAGAGATCACGGAGACTACTTGAGAGGCACTGTGCAACTCTCGCTTCTCCCAGAGCACCTGCCTGGTGTAGGTGATCGTTTTACGATGGTGGATAGTGTTCTCGTTTACAAAGAGACGCGTATTCGAGTTGCCGGTGCGATTCAGAAGACGAGATATCCGATCGAGAGTCGAACATTGTCTTTGTCTTCGGGCGAGACGACGCTCGACGTTCTTCAGATGATTAAGGCCGATGACGAGGGGCTTACACAACTTGCGGATACGCTTGTAAAAGGCACTGACTTTACGGTGACAGCGAACGGAGAGATCGACTTTACTCTGGGTGATGCGTCGGGGAGTGCACCGAGCGTGAACCAGCGATTCTCGATTACTTATTACGCTAAGCCCCGATACTACGTTCAGGATCACCCGCACACGCACCGGGATACAACGAATAAGTATAAGAAGACGACGGAGCAGCCACAGACAATGGTTGTGCAGTGTACTGCTGCGCTCGAGTTCTTGGGTGGTCGTGATGGCTAAGCGTCCGTTCACAGGCGAGCTTGTGAAAGCTCAGGGGCTGGATAACAGCAGCATGAGCGTGCGTATGCGCGTGCTTGGTGCGCTTTTACTTAGCCACTGGACAAGTCAAGCGTATGCTCAACTGGATACAAGCGCAGCGGAATACGTTGGTGGTCTTCGTATTAAGACTGTGGGGCCAACACGGGTTGTCTGTGCGCTTCAGCCTAAGAAATCAGGGCTCCCGTTCATGGTCGAGCTGGGTTTTGGTCGAGGGGGAGTCGGGGCGTATACAGGCCAAGAATACGATATGCGCAGTATTCTTCTTGGAAGCTCAAAAGCTAAGACCTCTAAGAAGGGGCATCGTTACATTAACGTGCCTTTCAGGAAGTCAGCAGCGCAAGCGTATACAACAGGCGCATCAAACGCGATGAGTATTATCCAAGGGCTTCCAACGATTAAGCGAACCACAAGAGGTAAAAGCGCTTATCCAGGAGGAAAGCGTTTCGCTGTTCACTTGAAGCCGCATCATAAGGCGACTGCGCTGGCTGGTTTGTATAAAACCAAGGAAAAGCACACGCACAAGTCTACAATTATTGGGACTCTTTTCCGTACAGCGAGCGAGAACGGACAGCCTTGGATGACCAAGGGGATTAAGCCTCGTTCTATTGCCGAGTATCTGGTTTCTTCTGGTGGAGGGAACGTCGGTCAACTTCTCATGGAGAACTTTTAATGGCGCTGTTTGAGCTTCACTTAGTGAACGCGATCCATAACGGGGTCGAGTCCTATAAGCAGGATATTGCTGCATTCAGAGCGCTGTTTTTCGGTGTATCGGAAGAGACGCTCAACAGTTGGCACCAAGAGCTGCTGGACAACAGTCCAAACTTTAGAACAGGCACTACGACCGGCGTAGAACAATTCCCAATGGTCTTAGTTCTTTCGGGCGCAGAAACCGTAGATCAGCGGTTTTTGGACAACTTTGCGAGTAGAGATTCGGATGCGCAGTCTACCTCGGTTTACTTCGTTTCTGAAACGGCACAGGTTCATGTTCTTACGAAGCACCCAGACCTTACGCGAGTGCTCCATGTAATCTGTCGTGCAGCGTTTGAGCAGGCTAGACAAGGCTTTCTTCAGAACGGGTATCACAACGTCTCTTATCAGGGGAGTGATGCGCTCTCTGTAGAGGAGCGACTCTCCGCAGAGGAGATGGGCGTTTATATGCGTCGTCTTAACTTTAGCGCTGCCTCGCCTGTTAAGATTCCTCTAGAAGTCTCTGCGGAGCCTGCCGCGACCAGAGATGAACTGAATATACTGGTTCTAGCGGAGGATCAGAAATCTGCGACAAACGTAACGGGTGGAGTCGCTGTAGAACTGCCGTAGTCGAGTTTTATAACCAAGGGAGGCCAATATGCCTAGCTTTCTTAATCTAAATGGGCTGAAAATCTATCGGCCTGGTGTGTACGCGACGATTGACGCGAGTTCCCTTGGAGGAGCGGGTGTCAGCACTGGGAACATTGCCCTCGTGGGTAATTTTCCACAGTTCGAGCACAACGAGCCTACAGCATTCACGAGCGCTCGTGATCTCGTTGACTTCGCACCGAACGACAGTGAGATTGCGCTGCTCGCAAAGCTTGCGTTCTCGCCTAGTCAGGATCCGAACATTGGAGGAGGGGCCAGTTCTCTCACCTTCCTCAATGTGAACAACAACTCGCAGGCTTCTGTGAACTTGCTCGATGCGAGTGGCGATGCCGCGATTACGCTCAAGAGCAATGTCTGGGGCGCGCAGGGTAATCGTACTCGCGTTCAGGTTACGAACAACGCGGCTGATAGCACCGTTGATATCACGATCTCGCGCAACGGTGTGAGCGAGGAGTTCAAGAACCTTGGTGGTGAGGACATTGCCAGCGTTTATTACAGCGGAACAGACCTCGATACTGTAAGGTTTGATGCTTCGCCTTCTGCCGGTATCCAGATTACTTGGGAAAACGCCTTTACAGGGGACGATTGGAGTCTTAGTACCGCAGCAGAACTTCGGGATATGCTCGTCGACAATTCGGTGATTACTTTTACGCCTGACACGAACGGCGGAGAAGACACTACTATCGTGATTGTCGGCACTGATGCGGCAGGGGCTTCCCAGACCGAGACCCTTTCTGCAATCGCGGACGGTGCGTCTCAGGCAACTTCAAATAGTTACTCTAGTATCACGAGCATTACTGCGACGCTAGCTCATCCTTCCGAGACTGCAGACGCAGGTGACTCTCTTACGATAGCGAGCACAGCGTTTAACCTTCTTCCTGCAGATTATGATTACCTTGGGGATATGCTCACGGTGATTAACAACGCAGAGAACTTCGAGGTTGAGTTCCTTTCTCCTCAGCTTATTCCAAGCAATGAGGTGGATCTTCTTGATGACAACGATATTGGCGGGTTGGCGGAGAAAGCCACGCTTACTGCTGATAATTACCTTGTCCGTCAAGCGCTTAGCGCAAGTCTCTTGGTTACTCCTTACCGAGCAACCGGCGGCGACGATCGTCTTGCGCAGCACGTTGACGGAGAACCTGGTGTCTCTTCCCTTTTCGTTGGCGGGAGCGAGCAGTCTGCAGCAGCACTCACCCCCGCAGACTACGAGTCAGCGCTTCAGGAGATCGAGAACAGCGACATTCAAATCATTGTTCCTTTCTCTGATAGCCTCGATGTCCTTGAGAAGGTCAAGGCGCACCTCCCTATCGCAGCTCGCGCAGGGTTTGAGCGTAATGCTTGGATGGGCGTCACCGCAGAGCAGACGCTTGATCAGGTTCGTAGCGGCTGGACCAATACCTTGAATGACCGGAACATTGCTGTGGTTGCGCAGAATGTGAAGGTTAGTCGTCCTGATGGTCGCACCGTAGAGCTGGATCCTCGTTATCTTGCGCTCATTCTCGCGGGTATGCAGGCAGGGAGCCCTGTCGCGACACCGCTTACTCGTAAGCGTCCTGACGTGATCGACGTTGTGACCAAGAACTGGCATCCGAATCGAGATGCGGCAAAGGCGATCCAGTACGGGATCGTGAACCTGTCTTACGACTCGCAGGGCTGGCGCGTGGAGCGTAGCGTCACGAGTTACCTGACCGACAACAATCCGATTTACTCGGAGGTCAGCGCAAACGAGAGTGCAAACACGAGTGTTCGTACTCTTCGCTCTGTGCTTGAGGACAAGATCGGTACTCGCGTCCTCGCTTCGAGCCGTGGTGCGATTGAAGCGTTGGTTAAGCAGAACCTCGAGCAGCAGGTTCGTGATACTGTGATTAAGGCTTTCAAGGACATTGTGGTCGAGGATCTCGGAGATACCTTCCGAGTAAACTACACGATGGCTGCGATCGAGCCTCTTAACTTCATCCGAGTTGCTGCGACTGTCGTTCGCATCCCAGGTTAAGGAGAATATAAATGCCAGCGATTAGCGGAGCACGCGCAAAACTTCTTATTGACGGTGCAGAGGTCGGTTACGCGACTGGTGTAAACGCCTCTGAGGACATTACCAACGTCCGAGTCAATGTTCTTGGCGAGATTGATTCAAAAGAGATTGTTCCTACTTCACGGACTGTCTCTGTGAATTGTAACTTCGTCCGTATTCTGAATGATTCCCTGCAGGAACAAGGTGCTTGGGTCGAGGGTGGAACAGATGCGGTCCTCGCTTTCCCTGACCTTTCCATCGTGATTCAGGATCGAACCACTGGTAATACGATCTGGACCATTGAAGGTGCTCGTTGTCAAACGAGGAATTGGTCTGTAGACTCTGGTGGAATTATGTCCACAAACGTCTCATTCGAGGCACTTAAGATGGGAGACGAGACTCCAGTATAGTCCGTCTCCCTTGGGGAGAATAAATGGACCTACGGAGTCTTTCTACTCAGAGTGAGCAGCGGTTAACGCCTCGTGCTCAAACTTGGAACCTTACTTACACCGCGCCGAACGGAGAACAGTTCAGCGGTGCGTGTGTAAGTACGGTGCCGGACGGTGACGGTCGCATTGAGATTGCGCGTAAAATGGCTCGTCTTTGCGAGGGGAGTTGGGAATCTCTCCCGATGGACGAGGCTTACCGTCTTCGTGCGCTCTCTACGTTGTCGATTCAACTTTCGGAGGCACCTGATTGGGTGAATAAGTGGAGCGTCGAAGATGATGAGCTGCTCTTTGCACTATACGGGAGGGCTCTGAAGCACACGACTGCCTGGTTTCTCGGAACTGGTGAGTCGGGTGAAGAAGTTGAGGCGAAGCCACGAGTGGTCTTTCAAGAGGACGTTCCTCCCTCCACTTAAGGTGAGCCGTTTTGACCCGCTCAAGACAACACTTTGCGAAGAGGATTTGCAGGAGCGTTATTTACTCACTCTAAGTGACGAGCAATTCGATAAACTCTTTCCTATTGTTGAAGTTCCGAAAGACGGTGGACCTGTTGTGACAGGCGACCCTGTTATTGATAAGATGGAGCGGGAACTTTGGGAGAGAAATAATGGCGCAGTCAAATCACTCCGTAGAAATTGAAGTCACCGCACAAACAGCACAGGCCAAGAAAGACCTTCAAGAAATTGAGAAGATGCTCAATAGGCTCAGCCAAGGAGCCAAGGTCGGTCTAGGTGCAGGTGG